CCTTCAATCATGTATTTAACGATGCGTCTGACGAGTTCGCCAATGTCTAAAACTTGTCCTAATTGTCCGAGCATTTTATATAATTTGGCAAGAAAAAAAAATATATATACGATTAAAAAAACTTAAAATGAGAACAACAGAAATAGGATATAATGAGCAGTAAAAATTCTTACGAAAGTCAATTTACGCCTACTGGCGCCGAGAATCCTAAATATGTTGATTTATTGGAAGAAGATAAGCCAATTGCAGGACAAAAATTCTGTTGTGTTAGTTTTGTTTCTCCAGAAAAAATTCTAAAACAGAAAGAACTGTTCTTTTTCCAAGAGTTCCTAAAACACTGGGATTTTACTAAATCAACACAAAAATTCACACAGTTTCTAAACTTCATGTCCCATAAATATAATCTTAATTTTGACAAGGTAATGGCTGATTTTCAGGAATATACTAAATCAGAACAAGAGACATTGGTAAAAACAACAATTGATGATGATTACAAAAATTTTCTTGATGCTAAAGAAGACGACCTTGAACAAGATTTTAATGCCGAATTTAATTTCCAAACCAGCACTCGTGGAATTAAGATTAGGGGTTCATATCCTACACAACAGGAAGCAGAATTGATATGCAGAATGCTCAGAGAAGTTGACCCAAACCATGACGTTTATGTTGGTCCAATAGGGTTATGGATGCCATGGAATCCAAATGCATATAAAACAGGACGCGTTGAATACATGGAAGATGAATTAAATCAACTCATGAGTGAAAAGAACTTGAATGAACAGCAGGCAAAAACAGCATTTGAAAAGCGTGTTAAAGAAGCAAAACGTACAGCAATTGCAGAGAATGTTAAAATCGCACAATCCACTGGTAATAAATTAACACAAAACATTGATACAGATGGTAATTTAGTTGGTGTTGCTAATATGAATACTACAGAGACAGGATTGAAAGAGGAAGTGTCTTCGGCAGATATCAGAAAAGAACTTTTTGAAGGTGCTAATATTAGAACTCGTCAAACCGATAAAGCACACGAGGAATTGCAAAAAGAAAAAGTAGAAATTGAAATTAAGGAGAAAAAAGAATAGATAATTTATAAAAGAATAACAATTTTATAAATAATTTTATAAAATGGTTTATAAAATTGTTACTATTATTATAAAGATGTCGTTCGATTCACATGCAAAATTACCACCTATGACAATTAATAAAATCATCAAAGAAGCGCCCAAGAAACAAAAGACAGAAAAGAAAACCAAACCAAAGAAACCTACCAAATGTCAATTAAAAGGGTGTAAGAAAAAACTGTCTGTGGTCGCCATGGAGTGTCGTTGTCAAAAAAGATTCTGCAATTTGCACTTTAATGCAGAAAGCCATAATTGTACATTTGATTATAAGCACTTCCTTAGACAAACCCTAGAAGATACTATTATCGGTGATAAAATTACAGATAGGATATAATTACCATCTGCTATTTTTGACATTGATTCGTGGACCTTTTGATTGTTTCGTGGGGTCAAACATTTCTTCTTCGTCGTCTGACCCAAGGTCCTTTGACATTTCCCAAAATTCGGCCGAACCTAATTTAAAGTCCCTATGTCCGTCAGCTTTGTACCAAAATATTTGGTCATCCAATTTATTTGATTTGGCATTGTTGGCTATAACCAGACATTCATAATTCTCAGTGCATTGGTCCATTACTTGGCAAAAACTCTCAAATGTTGGAAACATACCTGCATAATTTTCATATATACGTTTTCTATTATTGATATAAGGTTCTCTAAGAATAAATGTATAATCTATATTTGTTCTCAAATTTGGAGGAACTCCTAAAGGGTATTGCATTGTAATAATGAGCATAATTTTCCAGTGGCGACCATTCATGAACAATAGTCTCATTAGCTTGTCTCTGGCCCACGAATTATCATACAAGCAATCATCTAGTATAACAAATGCACGACCATCTATATTGGATTTTCCATACGCAGCAACTTCTTTATTAATCTGTTTGATAACCATTTTTTGTCTCTTCAAAATATTCTCAATTATAGCAGTATTGTATTCATCGTGAATGAATAATTTAGGGACCATTTTAGCATAAAAGCCATTACCCGCTTCTGTTCCGGAAATCACAGTTCCTATTGGGATATCTTGGTGATGGTACAATAAATCTTGTACTAGAAAAGATTTTCCCGTATCTCGCCGTCCTATTAAAACTATAACAGGTCCCTGTGTTTCGCTGGATTTATATTTGATATTTTTCATATCGAACTTTTTCAATTCCAAATTCATATTATGGTTTACCTTTATTAAAAATAATATGAATTTACGCGAGAAATAAGTTTAAAGCTAAATTAATTTTTATCAAGTAAAAATAAATGTTCAACCTATACTATAAAAAAAATGACAACGTTGGTCTTTTTGATTCTCTAAAAGATATAGGAATTGATGCTGTTCAAAACTATATTCCTATTTATAAGCAATTTTTTTCTCTTAAAGAATCCAATTACAAAAACCTTAATCTAAACCATGTTTTTCATATTACAAATATTGAAAAGACGGATAAACATAACAAATTTAAATGTATTATAAAGTCTGGCGACAAAACCGAAAATAAACTGTGTTTTTTCAAATTCTCTCCATTATTAGACCCGGTGAAATATTTGGTAGGTAAATATAAAGATTTAGGGGAAACCGAACGTACTACATTGCCAGAACTGAATAAAACCATCTGTCATGAAAAAGTATTGGACCCAAATAATTCCGCATATGTTGATAGTTTCTTTTCTTATTTAACGAGTCAATTATACCATAATTATTATTTCCCACACGGCCTGGATTTTTTCGGTTCATTTCTCGGTATTCAGAAGGAATTTGTTTACAATGTTGCTGATGATATAGATTATTTGCACGATTCAACATATTTCCACAAAAACCAAGAAGATAAAGTTAAAATCCAGGATATGGAGCTAGGAATATTGCTAGATTTTGATACTAGAAATTACAAGAAAAAAATAAATATTGGTAAAAATATTAGCAACAAAGACATCCAATCTGTTAATGACGACGATTTTAAAAAAGTGTTCTATTTATCCGATATTTCCAGCAACCAGCTAACACCTGACCTTGTCTTTGAATTTGATCTCCCACAAATATCAAGAAAAACGAATTCAACATGTTCATCCAGAACATCAAATTCAGGTTCAGACGAAGACTCCGAGTCTGAAGACGATGTAGGGTCTGAGTCTAGTCTTGGGTCGGACGTAGAAGTAAATAGTCTTTTATATGATTTCCCAACTCAAATAATATGTTTAGAATGTCTTGATGGGACACTGGATTCATTATTGAATGATGAAAACGAAATGAGCGCAGATGAATGGAGGGCTTGCCTGTTCCAAATCACAATTACACTAATTATATACCAAAAGGTTTTTCATTTCACGCACAATGATTTACATACAAATAATATTATGTTCCAAAAAACAGATAAACAGTTTCTGCATTATCGCTACAACCAAAAGTATTATAAGGTTCCTACGTTTGGAAGAATCTTTAAGATAATAGATTTTGGACGCGCTATTTATAAATTCAAGGGTCGTGTAATATGCAGTGATAGCTACCATACAAAAGGAGATGCTGCAACACAGTACAATTGCGAGCCCTATTTTAATCCGAAGAAGCCTAGATTAGAGCCGAATAATAGCTTTGATTTGTGTAGGCTAGCCTGTTCCTTATTTGATTATTTTGTGGAAGACCAGGATGACATTGACCCAATGGACCACATTGCCAACTTAATGGTGCAATGGACTACAGATGATAAGGGTCGCAATATATTATACAAGAAGAACGGCGATGAGCGTTATCCCGACTTTAAACTGTATAAAATGATTGCACGAACCGTACACAAACATACACCACAAGCTCAATTAGAAGGTTCGTTTTTTGACCGATATATTATTCCGAGGAAAAAGACTAACAAAGCCAAAATGGTGGATGTGGATAAAATGCCCGATATGACGAACGCCGATTGTTAAATGAAGTTGATTTTAAATATTAAATTCATTTATGCTTTTCTCTTGCGTGTTTTTCTCTTCTTTCTCTTGTGCCTTTTTCGTGTTTTTTTCTTCCGTCTTTTTCGTGTTTTTTTCTTCCGTCTTTTTCGCTTCCGTCCTCCTCTTTTAGTTGTCCCAAGTTTTTTTGGATTAAAACCATTGGGTTTTCGCGAGGGTCGGTTGTAGCGCGTAATTGTCGTTGTATGAGCTTATTAAGGTCTAATCGGACGGTTGTAGATTTGCGCATCTTTGGATTGTTGCGTCTATTTTTCAAATATGATTTTTTAGCCTTTTTACCTTCTACACTTTCTTCTCCGAATCGTTTTACTCGGCTTGCACTATTATTTAATGGACTCCACGAAAATTTGGGATTTTGACCTGTTTGTGTTGACATTGTATTTTCACTGGTTGATTGTCCCGCTGGTTGTGTCTTTGGTTGTGTCTTTGGTTGTGTTTTTGATTGTGTCTTTGGTTGTGTCTTTGGTTTAGTCGCCATATATATATAGATAATATTTTAACTGACATTTAATCTACCTATTATGCTTTTTTGTTCTTTTTTTAGCACGTTTCTTTCTACGCGTTTTTCTTTTACGCGTTTTTCTTTTTGTTTTTTGTCGTTTTCTACCTCCCTGCACATTACACCACCTTTTTTTCTTCTTTTTAACATCTTTTTTTTTTACGGTATTCTTCATTATATCAATTATTTTATTAGTTTTTTTCAATTTGATGCCATGGTCAGGGCTTGTAGGGTCGCTGCCAGAACCATGCGTCCTCTGCGGTAGGTTTCGGAGACGTTGTGCCATCTCATAATATTTGGAGTCTGATACGGACATGGGTCGTGTGGAGTCCCAATGTGGTGTATCAGGCAAAAAATTTGGTTCACTTTTATTTAGATTGGCAAAAGGCGAAAATGGAGAAACAGGTTCCCGAAGATGTTTTACCATTTCTCCAATAGTTATTTTCCGATATGTTCCCTCATCCGCTGTTGTTTCCTTTGTTCCCTCATCCGCTTTTGTTTCCTTTGTTTCTCCAGTGCTAGGTTCGTATTTTTTTGTATGGTATTTTTTTGTGTCTAGTGCTAGTTTTACTATGTTGTCTGGCATTGTTATTGAATTTAATCCTAATGTGCTGTTCAAAAAGGCACGGTTTGGTTTTCTTATTGATAATTGTCCCCTTGGCATATATATATATATAAATATTTATATTTAATAAGCAAAGACTGGTTTGCTGGTACTCCGAGTGTGGCAAAGCATGAATTAAAAATCAGGTGGTGCAGTGAAAACTGTTGGTGCACCAGCCAATGCCTTTAATGGGCCTAGCTGTTGTATAATGAAATCGCCTCCCAACACACTTAGGTATACCATAAGGGCTTCTCGTAATAAAATTTTGAGTGGTTTGTTTTCTTTGAGAATAAATCTCATTTCCAAAAACCTCATTAGTAAATATAATCCAGAGATTACTAAAGCACCAATAAATGTATAAGTGTTCATTAATATAAGTCAAAAGAATCATATTAATATTTTACCGCATTATAAAGTTTCAACACCGGTTAAAATTGGCGGCTTCTTTAATAATAAAGCACCATCCAAAACTTGTACGTCTAAAGCATCCAACTTCAAAGAAGGTGCATCGCTAAAAATAGTAAGTCTGTCTTCGTCATCGTCTTCCGCATCATCAATTTTCCGTTGGTCATTGCGGATTTGGCTAATTTTTTCCAATCTTTCAATGTTTTTAGGGGCAGCTATGTTTTCTGCTGGAGGAGTATTTGTTGGTGAAACATTTTTGTTATAACTAACTACACTGTCCGTATCATTAAAAGTTATATTGGTTGGCTTCATTGGCATACTTTCTGTTTCAATTACCACTGACGCCTTTTCCGGTGCCTTTTCCGGTGCCTTTTCCGGTGCCTTTTCCGGTACCTTTTCCGGTGTCTTTTCAGTCTGCAATTTAGTTTCCAAATCTTTGATTGTTTCTTCAATCTC